GCGACATCAAGCTGTCCTATGTCCTCTCCACCATAAATCTTGGTTTCATTTAAGTCAAAATTGTGATCTTGAGTTGAGTTGCAAGTTGGGCATGTGATCTTGGTCTCATAATCGTTTCCATAACCAGAAACTCTGGCGGCAATTACAAGCGCATTTTTATCACCAATAAATAAATTATTGGGATTGACCTTTTTATCTACAATTAGATTTTGAATCACACGATCTAAAGCAATGCCTTTTTTAAGAAGAGTTCTGGAAGTTAGAATGTCCTCTTCTTTGGCCGTCATGTGGCGGATTTCAATACTATCCAAACCATGTAATGGGTGGTTTTCGGGATAATACCTTCCTTGTGATGGTAACTCTACAAATTCTGTTGGAATTACAAAAGAAAAACCATCATTGGTTTTTTCATGCATAGTTGGTGCGGGGTCGGCGGCTGAATTTTGTGCCTGTCCACCTACGCGGTTTCTATTTCGTGACAATATACACCTCTATTGTTTTATTGTTAGACTTTGAAGAACTCTGTGCCATTGTCTACTGTCGTGGTTTGAGATTGGCCTCTTGTCGAAACTGAAGCCCAGTCGTATCTCATCTCAACAGTCAATTCTGACAAATCGTCACCATCATAAGCCAGATCGCCATATTTGACCGAGGTAATAAAGGCATTGTGAAGAGTCCATTCTTCTAAGCTCTCACCTTCAGAGTTGAGTTGCATAATCGTAACCTGACCAAGAGCGCCAATAGATTGTGCCTTGGAAATGGTAGACATATTTTCTTGATCAGGCGTGGCTGGTAGTTTATAACCAGAGCCTTCCAAAATAGCGGAGAGAGTTGCAGTCATATCTGGATCAACTGGGTCAACAAGGGTCGCGGTAACCGTTTCCCAAGTAACAGAACCTGGATAATAAAAGGTATGGTTCAAATATTTGTGTTCTGCGGCAGAAAGCGTAAAAGAAGGCTTATTAACCGACTTAGCATACCACGCTAAACCCCCATCAGGGTCAATACCTTGAAAATAAAGCGCAAATCTAAATTTTCTTTTGGGATCTTGTATTTGAGTTGAGTCTGTTTGAAACCAGAATGACATGTTGTGTTAACTCCTTAGTCTATTTTAAATAGTGAGCGTAAGAAAAATCTTTACCCCTTAATCGTCAAATGATGCACCAGTTGAGGTAATCACAAAGTCGATTGCAATGAACTCAATAGCTCTAGCTGGCTTAACCATAATCTTGGCGTACAGGATGTTCTGGTCGATAAGATCTGGTGTGGTTGTTGTTTCATCAAGGATAAGCCTATAATCCGTGATACCAAACTGCGTTTTAACGGTTGACAAGAGTGGCTCAATGAGAGACTTAAATCTCAACCATGTTGCTTGAACATTTTGTTCAAACAGCACTCTTGTAGAAAGAATAGAGATTTGCTTCTTCAAGTAGATCACTAGTCTTCTAACATTAATCCGATCAAGCGCTGATTGGCGTTCTTGGAGTGTCTTCTGACCGAACACAACAATCCCGGATGATGGGAATGAAGCAATAGGATTAATCCTAGCTTCATAGAGAGTGTCGCGATCTTTAGAGGTCAGTCTTTCGCTGACGTTTGACACTGGAATACCAGCGGCGCCTTCTGTTAAACCACCTCTGTTAAAGCCTGCGGGAGCAAACCAAAGCTGTGCTGCTCTTTCAGAGCTAGCCAGGACGCCCATCATGGCAACAGAGGGTGGAATCCATAGAAGTTGACCAGAGGCTTCGTCGCGGGATTGGACCCAAGGATAGTAAGTAGCACCATAAGAGGAGTCGATTTGTCTATCCTTCAAAGCGGTGGCTGCTTGCGTTGGAGTGGTTCCAATTCTGTCGGCTCTATTTGCCTTATATGCCTCATGTGAGGGGATATAGACGTTGGCCAAATCAATGAGAGCCATCGCATCACCGCGCTCTTCGCAAACTCTAACCATGTGAGTTGTAAGAGCGTCGGTTGTCAGACCGGGAGCCGCCAACAAGTTCATGTTGATATACTCTGGATCAGCAACAGTATCAATAGCTCTGCGATATGTATGGAACACATATGAGTTCCTTTCAGTAGCGGCAGAGGTCATAGAGCCGTTGTAAAGTGGATCTGGCTTCATGATATCAAGACCGTCGAAGCCGCCCCAGAATGGCGCGGTGAACCGGTCATATCCTGCATCTAGCAATTCCTTATAAGAAGCAGAGGTTTTGGAAATCGAGTTAGCTCTAGAGCCGGATTCATAATAGTAACCCAGTGAGCTGCTTACAACGTCATCCAGTGAGAACACGTATCCGTAACCTTCAACAGCGGTAGAAACGCCTGTTGTGGGATCATCAGGGAAGCCTGAATACATCAAACTGTGTACATCTGCAACACTAGGATCATGTATTGTAGAACCAGATTGTCTTGTGGTCTGCATACCGAAATATGCGTCTGTTGTATCGCTCAAGCCGCCGTGTGATGCACTTTGGCGCAATCTAACAGATGGGAAGTAAAGGGCCCCTGTTATGTTGACTGATGAAGCAACTAGGGTGGCCAGGGTCACGGCGTCCGCAGGTGCCTTATTAAAGCCCCAGACGTTGAGTGACTGACTTGGTTGAGATCCGGCGAAACCGGTTGTGACGAAGAAGCCGCTGGTACCCGCCGCGGCGCCATCGATGCTAGTTGCCGCTTTAAAGCGTGGAGGACCGAAGTAGCCAAATGGCAACAACACTGGATCAGTGGCGCCATTATCTGCGTCGGCGTTCATTTCAACGCGAACAAACTTTGATTGATTGGGATAATCACCATAAACCCTCAATCGCTTTTGAGTTTCGTTCCATTCTTGATACTGGTCTCCGATGATGCGCGCAATATAACTGGGAGATGTTGGATCTAAAGTAAGATTATCAAACCTCTCCACAACTTGAACAGCGTTATCGGTATCTGAAAGACTTCTTAAGACAACAGAGAATGTACCATAACCAGTTACTGTTGAAGTCGATGCTCTAATTCTTTCAATCGAAACTTTTACGTTCTTATGTAACCATTCTCCATGGCCGCGGCCGAGGAGACGGAAAAGCTTTTGCATATTTTGAGGCTTGAAAGCCGCGACAGATCCCTGATCTTGTCCAATAAACCAACCTGCTGTGGCTTCTCTAGAAGCGTTGCCTTTCATTTGGCCTGGCTGAGTCGTAACCGAGCTACTTAGACAAAGAGGCAAAACAACACCAACCAAACTGGTTTTGGCTGTTAAATCTCCGAGGCTTTGGCCGGCGCCATCGCGGAGTTCCTGCTCATATGTTTCACCAAGGAAATAATCTCTTTCAGAAGCAGCGGCATAGAAATCAGAAGCATTAACGTTACCAAGTTGTGGGTTGGTGTTGAAACGCTTACGAATAAACGTCTCTTTTGTATCATCCAAGCCGAATTCGATAATTTCTTGTCCCTTGCTTGTACCCTGAATAACCATCTTGAATATACCATTGGTATCGGATCTGATGACCATACCGGTGGAAGATGTACCATAAGACGCTTGGTTGATGGCATGCACTGTTCCACTAAGTTGGATATGTCCATTATCTATATAGAAAATAGCCGCCAAGGCCATACTAGTGGCTGCGGTTGATCCTGAATTACCGACGAAAAGACCAAAAGATCCACCATTGTTGGCCAGAGCGGCATTGACAGTCTTTGTGGTTGCCCAGCCGGCCTTTGCGGCGGTGGTGCCGGTGTTGTTGGATATTTGTTGTCCTAAAAGACGAACATAAGTAAGAGGGGCGACGTTTGCGCGCAAGAAAGCCTTCGCAGCATAAGTTCCGTACATCGGGGCCTGATAGTTACCATCACGGTAAATATCACCGCCGCCATTACCAGGAACTGTATCACCAAACATGTTTACGAATTCTGAATAAGATTCAACCGTAACTGGTTGCATTGCAAGGCCGCGAGTCGCGCGCCCGATTACAACGGGGCCGATTACATCGGCGGATTTTGGAATGAACGAGTTATCAATTTCATTGATAAACACTCCAGGAGATACAAACTTGAAACTTTTTACTGACATATTGTGGTTCCTCTTTTGAAAAGCAAGTATATTCGATGCCTAATCATACTTTAAATAGTATTTTTAAACCCAAAAGGATACGCAACTTTCAATATTCTGTTCCTGAACTATTCTTTACCCCACAAATTAAAATTCCCCGCAGGAACTGTGCTTTCCTGAGGAAAGTGATACTCAACCGTATTCTCATCCACTCTCACCACGGGTCGATCATCGTTTACACCTTCACCCACCAAGTAGCCCAGTATATTAATAGTTATTTCTGTGGTGAATAGGCGCGGATCTTCGGCTAATGAGGCGACGTTGTTGTTGTGTGCAAAGCTTTGCTGTACAAAGCCCTCATAAAGATGATTGTTTCTTCTCATCACAAAAGCATTAATTTGGCCCGTTCTTGTTATGAACGGCGCCATAAGATCATTCATCTGTTGTTGGTATTCGGTCTTAATAATAATCTTGTAATCTACGCTGACATAAATAGGAATCGGAATTGAGAGGGTTTGAACCACTATTTTCTTGTTTATTCTCGGATAATGGCGCTGTTCGGTTCCTGAAGTGGTATTGGTAGCTCTCATGTTCGATGCGACCGCAAAGTTTCTGGTTTTGTCTGGGACAATTCGTTTCGCAACAATAAGTCTCCCAGCCCTGCCGTTTTTGTCTGTGGAATAAGTATGCGCCTGGAATGAACCCTTGCGCGCTGGATCCTTGCTGATGTTGGTTCTTTCAACGCTAATAATAGGCAATATGATAGCCTGATCGGCGTCTCTTAAATCTTGATTGTTTTTAAGTTGGAAGGATCTTTCAGGAGCTTGCCAAATAACAGGTACTTTTTTAAATCCCTGATTGCTGCGTGCAGAAAGACCGAGATCTCTCTTAAGCCAATCAACCATTGCATAATCGATATCTTCGATTGTTGAAGATAGCATACCTATTTCTTCAAGAGAATAGTTTCCAGAACCAGTTGGAAGCATAGCAAAGTCAAAATTATCAGGTAGCATCAAACAACCCCTTTCTAGCTCTCCTACATCTGGCAACTATCTCAAATGTTTGGCCGGCTTGCCCAAACAAGAGCTTTGGCTCTGAAAGCTTGACGATCTCATAGTAATTATCATTATAGAGAACAAAGTCACCTTCGCGAGTATATAAGTCTTGGTCTTCTTCTAATCTTCTCTTGTGAAAATGCACATTAATCTCCCACATTTTATCAATACCTACATTATCCATATAAGTGGTGGAAAATTCTGTATACTCAACTAGGGCATAAACACGAATCGGTGGTAAAAAGGTTTTTTCAATGGCCTCTCCATACAAATCATGAAATTTGGTTGTTCGCATATCAATAGGATAATACAAAATTTGTTGACCTATAACCTTTTCGATCAACTCATCATTAATTTGTTTTACAAGATCTCTTTCTTTTTTACCTAGAAATAAAGGAGGAGGCGGGGTTGACGGTCTTTTCCATTCATTTGACATGTATTATTACCCCACAAAAATTGGCAGCGGTGTGACCTTCATAACGTTGGTGGCGGCGTCTGCGATTTCTTGATCTTGTTTGGCCAGTGCAACGTATTCGGTTTCTTTCAACATTTCCATTAGTTTTTCTTTAAGTGCGTCTTGTTCTGCTTTTGCTTGCGATAAAAGATCGCTATGATTCAATGTCACACTTTCACCAGGGATTGGTAAAGTTGTAAACTTACCTCGAATTTGACCCAACATTTCTTTACAAAGCGCCAACGCATACTTTCTAATCCACTGTTGTCCAATTGCGTTGATATTTGCAAACGGTATATTGTCGAATGGGAGTGTATTCAGATTGTTGACACCTTCGATGCCTTGATCAGTCGTACCGTCCATTTCATAAGGCTGAAGATCTACATAGAATCTAACCCATATTCGTTCATTTAAGCTATCTCCAAAGCCCCAGTTACTGGGATTGGGATAAAGTCTTAACTTATTATTGATCAATTCAAAAGAATAATGAGAGGTTCGAGTATAAATTGAATCTTCATACGCCATGGCTTGCATTTTATTTTGCCAAGTGGGAATAATTTCAAATGTCGAATCATCTGCAAATTGACCATAGGTGGTGTAGTTTCCTACAACATTCAGACCTCCATAATAACCATAAAACCGCCACATAGCGCGTGGGGATCTATAATACACTTTTGTAATGATTATTCTTTTGCTTCCAACTTTGCCTGAATACGGAACAGCGGTACCGCCGTCATCAACACCAGAAGCAGAAGAAGAAGATATAATATTTTGTAAATCATAATCTTGTTGATCAGTAACCGGCTTGAACGATGCTGAATATTGTGGAACGGTGCCGCCCATTCCACCGGCGGCGGCAGCGGCATCTCCTACGCGCTTTGAATATCCTAAAGAATGACGTGGATATTTAAGGTTTGAGCCGCTGGGTCCTGATTTAATCTCGCCTCTACTGTTAAATGAAGCTGTAGCAGAACCTAAAACATTTGATAAAACACTTTTACCCTGGTAAAGGTTTACAATATAAGAATATTCTAGAACAGCTTCTTCATAAGCAGCGTAAACATTGCCTGGTGTAAGTTCAACGTCAACCACATCACCACCAAGCTTCTTATATACATAAGCAACTTGTTCAGAGGCGCCGGTAATAAACGGCGCGGAGCCAGTATAAATACCAAATGGCAGCGCTGCCGCAACTTTAGCAGTGCTTCCTGTGGCTGTTAATACTATGGCACTACTTTGAGCTGCTGGGTTTAAATTGGTTGGCATGCATGCGTACTCCTACAACGTAAATAGTAAGTTGCGGAACAAAACCCCAGGCAAACTGAAGCCAATTTTATGCTGTAGTGTCGACTATTTTGTTTTATCTTGTTCTGCGCGCAGTCTTTCTGGTTGTCTTTTTCGGTGTCTTTTTCGGTGTCGAAGTCGCAACCTTCTTTGCTTTTGTGGCTTTTGCTTTTGTGCTCGCCTTGGTTTTGACTTCTTTAGATACCAAAGTCACTTCGGGTATTGTTTCTTCAACTACTTCTTCAACAGTTTCGGTTTCGGTTTTGGTATCGGTGACCGTATCGGACAATTCCATTAAAAGTTTAGCGCGGGGGTGCGTCTTATGTTTAGAATTAAACTTAGAAGCAGCGCTTTTTAGTCTTCTTTTCTTTCCCATGGGGAACTCCTATCTTATATAATAAATAGTACTAATTTAACAAAACCGAAAATCTCAAAAAATTGGCGGCAATATTTTTTGACAAATTGGTTTTTTTAGTTTCTCTTTCCAAAAAACCCCCAACCGATTGGAAGGGGGTTTTGAAAGATAGCAGAATAGCCTTATTCTTCGTAGTCGCCGTCAAAGATTTCTTTAACGGCCGCGGCTAACTCGGCGAGATGTCCTAACATATCCTTGTTTTGTTCTAAAAGGTGTCCAGCCACTTGCTCCAAATAATCTATCCTATCTGTCAACAACCAAGAAGCGCGATCTTCTGGATCGGTGCTTTCTGCATCATTATTTATAGGTTCGGCTGGAAATATATTTATAGGTTCGGACATTTGTTCTCCTAGTGTTCCGGTTTACTTTAATATAACAGGTTAAGCTTAACTTGTCAACAAAAAAAACCCCCAATCCGAAAAAAGGGGGCTTGAATTTGTTGATTAATAAGCGTTAGCTATTAGATCTGTGCATCACCAAATGGTGTTGCGCCGGCACCAGAACAGATAAGATTACCGGAAACTGCCCAGCATTTAGCTGCCGATGAATCTAAAATAGCAACAACTTCAATTATCGATCCTGCCGCTGCACCGCCTGTTGTAGTAGCGTTCAGAGTAATGAAATCATTATTTCCGTCAGTTGCTGTTGAGAATGTATCAGTTTGGTCTGCGGTTGTATTCGTCAGCGTCACACCGCCCAAAAACCCGTGATCATTTGTAGCCGCTTGAATGACATGATCTGCGGTGTTTATAATTGTTTGAATAAAGGTAAAATGCATCCCCAACTTTGGGGCTGGTAGTGTGAAATTAGATGCTGCTGCTACGTTAAATATACAATAAGCGCCTGAATCCGCTGCTGTTAATGTGGTAGTTCCACCACCACTCAGTACTACTTGCTTTCTAAAGCCCTTGAGGGTTGTGCCTGCCCCAAAAGCAATCTCTCTCTTCAAATTCTCTACTAATGCCTCGATTCTTGCGAGACCTATTCTTTTCGTTCCCATAGTTAAAAACCCTCCTTTTATAATCATGTCCCTGTATCGGCCTATTTCAACAATACTAGGGGGTAGCTCTAAGTCTACCCGATAACTTTGGTTTGAACTTTTAAGTTCACCTATAAATAGTCTCATAAAAATGAAAGCCCCCCTTCCGAAGAAGAGAGGCTTAACATTTATATCGAAGTTGTTCTAACTAAAGATTAGCTAGTGGCACCAGCCTCACCTTCAATACCTCGTACAACCACAAGTCCGTACATATCGGGACGAACCATCTTCTTGGCGTACCGAGTCATCACGCCCTTGCGGGGCACGAAGTCTTCGGGTCCGAAGATTGTGGGTGTAGTCTGTAGTGGTACGTATGGAGCGTACACATATCCAGACTCAAGGAAGGAGCCTCCACGGCGACCAACCAAGACAACGTTACGAAGGAAGTAGGGATCTACAATCACATCGAACTTCTTGGAAAGACTACCGGTCTTGAGAGCACCAATAGAGCCCTTCTCGTCATCACCAGTGACGGAAGCACGGAATCCAGCGGTAAACTCAAGAATGTTGGCAATTTCAGGTCCGCAGACGACGAAATTAGCGCCACCACGTAGAGTCTTACGGTGGATTTGAGCAGATACGTCATTAATGGTTTCGACAAGAGTCTCATACCATTCACTGACTGTACCTGTGAAGTCGGGTGCAGCTGAGCTGGCTCCAACTTCAGTACCGGTCGTGCGGTTCAGGAACATTCCTGGGGAGCGTGACCAGTAGTAAGTACCAGCGGTTGCACCGTTAACGAGGTCCGCAAGGATCTCACGGTCAATCTCAAGAGCGATCTGCTCGGAGAGAATGCTGGTAAGCTCGACTTCGGCGTCAAGGTTGTGATAGGCGTTTAGATCCTGTCCCAACTCTGGCGTCCACTTAGCCTTGAGCTTCTTGGTTTGTGCTGTGACAGCCACGGAATCGACCTTGATGTCGATTTCTGGAATCATGTCGTTTCCTTCAAGAGCCCAGGTTGCGGCACCCACAACTGAACCAACTGCGTTACTGGCGTTGAAGTTATCCTTCAAGGGGTAAATTACAGTCAGATTGGCTGAACCCTTAGTCAAGTTACTCATATCAACTGTAGTCAAGAAGTACAGTTGGAGACTTGCGCCATCTTTTGAACCCGTAAAGTGGGTCAAACGACGAAGTTGTTTCGCGTTGGCAGATGTAATCGCTCCAGCGGTATCCATAATGCCATTCAGCCCGTTGGTGCCCGCGATGGAGCATGACATAGCGCCCAAGTTTTCAAAGTCAGCATTTGCATTTAGACCTGATCTTGGAACATCAGCACGGATAACCCAATATCCAGTTGTAGAACCACTCAAACTTAGAACGTCTGGGTCGTACAGAAGCGCCTTCTTCTGGGCTGCAGAAGCGCCAGAAAGAGAGTGCTGTGAAAGGCTAATGTTGCTTGAACTAACAGCAGCAGAGCCAGTTGGACTACCGTAGGCATAGCCTCGGGCGCCCACAGTACGCGGACCAGAAAGATCTTCCTTAAGAGTGGAGCCAACTAGATCGACACCGCCAGTAATCTGGCTACCTACTCGGTTGGTGCCGTAAATTGACTTATCACGGAAGTTTCCTAGACGATCCGGCTCTGTAGTAGAGCCGATATCTTGTGAGAACACAAAATCTAGGAAGAAGATGAGACCACTAGGTAGACTCATTGGCTGAACGGAAACGAGATCGTTTGCGATCAGTCCTGCAAAAACTCGACGGACGATGGGGAATGCGACGGCGGCAAAACCTTCAACATCACCAGCGGCCATACTTGAGCTTTCACGAAGCAGCTCTTTGGCTTGATTCTCCAAGAGACGAGCCATTGATTGCTTTTTACGGTCATCCTCAAGTCCTTCTAGAAGACCTGTGCGCTCCCACTTTGATAACAAAGCGTGACCTTCGGCGCGCATATCACGATTGATAACTCCTTCGGTCAATCGTTCGATGATACCAGCCATATTTTAATACCTCCTTATAGTATTAGTATTAATTTTACTTAATACCTGCTAG